CTGATGGCCGGTCTATTCCTGTTACTCCAGGCCCTGGAATGGGAACAAACAATGTTACAGTGAATGTAACCATCGATAATCAAGGAAAAGCAGAATCTAATACTGAATCAAATTCGTCAATGGGATCAGATTTAGGCAAGCTAGTAGCACGAGCAGTACAAGAAGAATTGCAATATCAAAAACGATCGGGCGGTATTCTTAACCCATATGGAGCAGCATAATGGCAATAGGTTTTCAAATTTCTGGAACAGGAATTACTACAGCAACTATAATTCCTGATAAAACCCTCTCTCGCAAATCTAGTCCTCAAGTAAGAAAAGCAAAATTTGGGGACGGATATGAGCAACGAGCAAAAAAGGGTTTAAATTCAATCGAAGAAAAGTATACTGTAAATTTTGTAAACCGTGCAAAAGCTACTGCTGATGATATTATAAAATTCTTTGATAATAAAGCAGGAGTTACTAGTTTTGAATTTACTCTTCCTGATACAAATGATACTACCGCAACTGGAGAAAGAACTATAAAAGTGGTTTGTTCGGATTGGAGTCTTACGTACGCGAACAGTGATCACTATACTGTAAATGCAACTTTTGATAGAATATATGCCCCATGAGTACTAATTTAATAACAACGGATGTACAGGGATTAGAAATTCCTGAAGGAATTCTTGATTTATTTGAACTAGAGTATAATGATTCTACTACTCTTTATTTTCACCCTGGAGTAGATAGCACAGTTCGTGTAACAAGTATAAGCGGTAGTGTAGTTAAACTTAATCGCCCACAAACTTTTACGGATAATGCCCAATTAACTTTTACTGGCCTTGATAATGAGGACGGTGCCTCTTACACAGTTACAGCAGCTGTAAATGGAGCCGTAGGTTCACCAGCTTATAGTGTAACTGTAGATAATGTTAGTAATACTAGTCCTTCCGGTGGACGAACTGGTGGGATCGCAGTAGGAATGATTGTTACTGGAAGTGATATAGATGACGATGGGTTCGGCCCAATCGTTTTTGATGGCAATACATATTATGGATTCCCAATAGCAATGGACGGATTAGAAGTAACAAATGATGGTGCAATGGGGCGCCCTAATCTAACGATTGCGAATGTTGAATCCTTACTTTTAACAGGATCAACTTTTCAAAATGCATTTAGCTCCACAGCCGCAGAAGGAGGAGCAAAACCGGGAATATCTAATTTTAAATTAAATAATTTAATCGGAAAAAGACTCACTCGTAGAAGAACTCTTGAAAAGTATTTAAACATTGACCCAGCAACTTCCGCAACAAAAGCCGCAATAGAGTTCCCAAAAGCAGTTTATATTATAGATAGAATTGCAAATAAAACAAATGTACTGGTTAATATTGAACTTTCAGTACCCTTTGATTTAGCCGGAATACGAGTACCAAGAAGAGAGGTAGTAGGAAAATACTGTAGTTGGATATATAAAGGACTAAAAGAATCCGTATCAGGATTAGATTTAGAAGGAACAGTGTCAGTAGCAAGTGGTAATTTAGATACAGTTGTTGGAAGTGGAACAGCTTTTACTAGTTCTTTTGTAAAAGGAGATCAAATTCTAATTGGGGGTAAGTACCTTAGAACTGTTGAGACTACTCCAACAAGTGATACCTCTTTAACGGTTACTTCAGATTTACCTCAAATATCTACTGATGGAAGTGCAGCTACTGATAAAGAGCCCGGCCCTCTTACTTATAAGAAATATACTCCAAAAAATGTAGGGGCTTGTTCATGGAATCTTAATGGCAGACTTACAGCGTATGTTTCTGCAAATCAAAATTTTAACTTTTATGTTACACAAAACGATGAACCAATCATTTTTAAAGGAGCAACTCATGCATACTCTGGAGGAAGTTGGACAAGACGTGATAGTAGTAATGCAGTAAATGGCCTATACCCTAAATTATATAGCAATAGTACTTCTTTTACAAAAAATGATATAGTATATACACTCGATTCAGATGATAGTAATTATGAGCTATTGTGGATTTATTTAGGTGCGGATGGAACAGTAGCTACCGCTCCCTCCACGAGTAGTTCTTTGTGGCAATTAATTCGCTCATATACTTTATGGAGTAATAAAACTTATACAGTTAGAAATGATAGTTTAAGAAATGATTATGTAATCTATCCTTTTGCAAACTGGAGCACTGAGTCTTCGATAGTTCTTACAGAAACCTCAACAATTTGGAGAAATACACGAACTATAGCTACAGCAAACAATGAAGTTCCGCAAGCGAATTCTTTATTTTGGGAGCCAGGAGATAGTTGCGGAAAACTATTAAAATCTTGTAAGGTTCGATACCAAGCAAAACCACACAGTTCAGCAGGAACTCTTACAAATACTGTACCCGCTGTTGATAGAGATACAGGAAGACTCCTACCTTTTGGAGGCTTTCCAGGAAGTAGAAAGTATAGGTAATGGAGTTTTTTGACGATATAAAACAACACTTTGAAAATGAATATCCCAGAGAAGGTTGTGGCATCCTAGCAGTAGTAAAGGGGAAGAAAAAATGGTTTCCGTGTACAAATGTAGCACAAGATGATGAAGATTTTATTATTGATTCACAAGAATACTTAAAATTACTAAGAACAACAGATATAGTAGGAATTGTACATAGTCATCCAGACAGACCATCAGATCCAACAAAAGTAGATATAGATTATTGTAATGCATTGGGAATTCCTTATTATATTTTTAGTTATCCCGACTTAGATTTAACAGTAGTAGAACCAGAAAATAAAGTTACAGACTTATATGGAAGAGAATATGAATTTGGGACTAGAGATTGTTTTGAGGCTTTAAGAGATTATTTAAAAACTCAAGATATTATAATTCCACCACGATTAATGTTTGAAGACGATTGGTGGGATAAGGATTTAGATTATTTTACAAAAGAAATAATAGCAGACTGGAAACATGAGCCTATACCACTAGAAGATATTGAACCAAATGATGTATTAATATTTCAAATGATGGCGCCTAAAAATAATCATTGCGGGGTCTATCTAGGTAACGATATATTTTATCATCATGCAGTAAATCGTTTATCTTGTAGAGAAAGTTTATATCCAGCATGGCATAAAAGTTTAACAGGAGCGTATAGATATGCAGCGTAAAATTTACTTAGAAGGAGAACTGGGAGAGAAGTTTGGTACTAACTTTACAGTTCATGCTGAAAATATGCAAGAAATTTTTCGTTGTATAGATGCAAACCATGACGGATTTAAAAAATATTTAATTGATTGTCATGAGAAAAATGTAGGTTTTGTTATTGATGTTGCGGACAAAAATATTCAACATGAGCCCGAACTACTACTTCCTTTAAAAGAAGGGGACGTAACAGTTACTGTTGTTCCTGCAGGATCAAAAGGTTTTGGAAAAATACTTGCAGCTATTGCTGTTGTAGCCCTAGTTGTAGCAGCGCCTTATATGATGGGAACAGTAACTCAAGTAGGGGGCCTTTCGGCCACTACTTTTGGAGCAACTTCTTTTAGTTTTACCGGTGCAATGACTGCAGGCGGGGGTTTCATGGGTGCAGTTAGCGCAGGATTAGGTGCAGCAGGAATGATGGGAACAATGGCAATGGGACTCGCTACAAATTTGGCAATGACAGGGCTCTCGGAAATGATGGCTCCAGATCCTGCAAAGGATACAGATCAGGAATCTTCTTATATGTTCAATGGAGCAGAACAAAATGTTATTGAAGGAGACCCTGTACCGGTACTTTATGGAAATTTACGAATACCAGGGCAGCCAATAGTATTTGATACAATAACAGGAGCCCCCGCATCTACTAGAGAAGCTGAAGATATACTGACATGGAGAGATCCAGATACACAAGACATGACTGTAATTTTCAATTTTGGAGGTATTTTTTAAATGGCAACTTCCTCAATAACATCAAGAGATAGAAGAAGATTTTCTGCAGCCAATGCCTATCGTCGAGGTCTGGGAAATAAATTTCAAACAGTCTCAACAACAGATTTAATTGCTGAAGGGCCCATTGAAGGTTTAGTTGCAAGTGAAGGATCTGTTTATTTAGATGGAGACCCTATATCAGATACTACTAAAGAAGCTATATTTTCTGCAGAAAAATACACTATTACTGTTAATGCAACAGGGCAGAATGCAGGAGTAACTGTATACGAAAATGATGTAGCAACAACCTCAGCTTTTTCAGAGTTATCTGGAACAGGAGATAGTGAGCTTCGATACATATTTATATATAATGTTAAAACTATAAATGCAAAAATTTTACAGGTTACACAAGGATCTTGGTTAGGAATAAACCCCGCAACACTTGTAGTTCAAGATACAGATAGTAATAATAGTTTTTTACATAGTTATGTAACTGACAGTGGAAATATCTCAAATGCAGTTCACCGAGTAAGAGTAAAAAAATTAACTGGTCTAAATAAAGGCGGGCAAGAAAGATATACTGTAAGTGAGATTCGTGCCACTGAAAATGCAAATGCTTCTACGTCCGGTTCTACAAATTTTGCAGAACTAGAAATTCTTAACCATAGTGGTTCAGGAATAGGGATTTTATTTGACCCTGACGAGGATGTAGGCACAGATGTAGAAATAGAAGTAGATGTCTGCTTTCAAGTATCAATCAGTTCTTCTAAAGTTTTAACTCTTGTTAATAATACTTTATATACTACAGGTCTTGTTAAAAGAAAATTTGCTATAAGTGGCACTCATACCGCGGACAATAGAACATACAAAGTAGAAGATAGTAGTGTACAATTTAGAACTGGAACAATAAACCAAGCTCCGTTAGTTCAATTAGCAGGTGTTGGTGTAGCAAGTAAAGCAGTTCAGTTATCAACGTCAGACACAGCAGTTTTTCAAGTAATTGGACAACACCACTTAGGAGCATCCGGTCAAGAATATTTTCGTAATGCATATACAACTAATGCAGGACAAGAAGCATGGACAACTGTTACTTCCCCCGGAAGCGGCAGTGGGGGCGGTGGAAATAAAACTGTTAGCAGAATTACACTACAAACTAGAGTAGTTACTTTAAGTGCAAATATGAGTGCTGGAGAAATTGCAGAAATTGATCAATTAAGATTGCAGTATAGATACCCTTCCGGCTTATATCATACAGGGGGAAGCGGAGACTTATATAGTCAAGCAGCTGGTCATGAGATTCATGTATATTTTAAAAGAGACGGTGTTTGGCGTGTAAAAAGGGGTCAGTATATAATCAAAACTCTTGCAGACTCAGCTAGACAGAAAACTGCTTTTTCAAGAGATATATTAATAAATAACTTAGAAGCTTTTCAACCTTATGAAGATATACGAGTTTTATTTACTCGACTCACGCCTACAGGAGTTGATAATCCAAATGGAGAAAATTATGACTGTAGTGTTATCCAACGCTATACCGATCCTAATGGGCAGCAGAGAGATATTGTAAGATTACTTGATAGAAAGAATACTTCCGCTATTGATAGCTCTGCTTTAGTAAGTATTATAGCGATTGTTAAAGAAAAATTAAATTATCCTCACACTGCTTTAGCAACCGTTACTTTTAATTCTAGGGATTATAGTTCAGTCCCTGTTCGAACTTATGATGTATTAGGTAAAAAAGTAAAAATTCCTTCAAACTATACCCCTCGTCACTTAACTACTAGCGGTGAAGCAGAGTATAAGAAATTATGGGATGGATCTTTTAGTGATGAAAATGTCACAAATCAAAGCGGATTATCTAGGGGTCTTTACTATACTGATAATCCTGCATGGGTTTTTTATGACATGCTTACTAATGATCGATACGGTCTTGGGCACTTTCTGAAAGCAAGCGACATAGATAAATTTGCTTTATACAAAATTGCAAAATACTGTGATGAACTAGTTGCTGATGGCAAAGGAGGTCTTGAACCACGTTTTCGAGCCAACATTTATCTTACAAAAGCTACGGATTCCTACAAAGTTCTAAAAGATATGGCTACCGTATTTAGAGGTATGCTATACTGGCTTGGGGGTGAAGTACTTACTATTCAAGATTCTCCAAGTCCTCCTATTTATAATTTTGGCAAAGCAAATATCATTGATAATGAGATAAAAGTTGAGACTACAGGGAGTAAGACGCGAACTAACCAAGTAATTGTGTCATGGAATAATCCTGCGTCTTCTTTTAAGCTCGAACCCTTAATTGTTGAAGATCGTCAAAATATTTTAGATACTGGACGAATAATTAAAGAAGAAGCAAATGCATTTGGATGTACCTCTGAAGGACAGGCAATACGATACGGTAAATGGAAACTTTGGACTGCCGTAAATCAAACAGAGATAATTAGTTTTAAAACTGGAATAAATGCAGGGTTTATACAGCCTGGTGACGTAATTAATGTTCAAAATTCAGATGATTATGATATATTATTTTCTGGTAGAGTATCAGCATCTGCTGTTTCAAGTGGGGCAACAGTTCTAACTCTTGATAGAAATATAGGCTCACTTACTGGAACTTCAACATATACTTTATCAGCTTTAGTAGATATACGAAAAGTTGTATTAGCACAAGATAGTGCTACAATTACAAATGGAGGTACTTCAACAAATTATGTAAGAGGGGATACAATTGAATCTGCCTTTATTCCTACTTCCACAACTGATGGAGCCTTAGTTTACGATAATTTATTAGATGGGTTTACAGATGAGGAAGTTAAAAAACACATAGTCCTTGCAGAAACGCAAGCTAGTAGTGGTGAAAGTCTATTGCTTGAGCTTGTAAATGGGACAGCTGTGGAAACCCGAGAGTTCAACTCAGGAGATGTAAATAATAGCGGTGAAAAAACTATCATTACTTTTGATAGTATGAGCAGTACTCAATCAGCACAATTTACAGGATCTTTCTCCACCGAATCTATATGGGTAATTAAACATGTAACAGATGTAGGAGCAACCTCCGATGAGTCTTATAAAGAGTACAAAGTCCTTGGAATTAATGAAGAAGATGACGGAACTATAGGAATTACGGCAGCAGAGTATAGCACTTCTAAATTCTCAGCTGTAGATAAAGAATTCGAATTAGATGTAGCGGATATCGTTTATCCAGACGCTACTTTAGTTTGTCCTGCACCCCCAAATGTATATTTATTAAGAGCCTCCGTACCAGGAGGATTAGATGAGATAATTGTACAGTGGGATAGACCTTTAGCAGATGATGGAACTTTTAGTGAAGATATTACTGGTTATGATATTAAAGTATCCCCTACTATAACGGACAATGAGCTTATTAGAGTTAATGATGCAGGAGAGCTAAAATATCCTTTGTCATTAGAAAATGGTGTTTATGAAATCGGAGTACGAGCAGTAGGGTACGAAAAATTCAGTAATTGGGTATATAGAGATATTTTAATAAATGATCCTTATGGTAATGCAGCAAGTATCCCACGAATTTCTGAACTTCCTCTTGGTGTAAAATCTGACTTTGAGCAATTTAATTTAACTGGATCAACTTTTAAATTAGTAACCACAAGTTGGGCAATGATTAGTAATGGTGATAAAGAATCAGGAGTACTAATTAATCCTAGTACAACTACTGCTGCTTCTCACACTCAAGAACTTGCATCAATGCAACACGCTTCTTTAGAAAGAGCTTATATTGTTTTTGATAGAACACCTATTGCTACTCATGATTATCTTCTTTTAGCTGCATATAAAATAGTTGCGTTTGAAAATACTCAATTAGATGTATGGTTTGACGTAACTAACTATGCACCAAGTTCTGGAAATGCAGCAGAAGCAAATAGATGGACACATGTAAATGCAAATGTTAGTGTTCCGACTGGAGCAGGAAATAATATTGTTACTAAAACTGGAGGAGATGCCGCATTTTTAACAGATTTTAAAGTCGGCGATATAATTCGTTTAAATGCTGGTGGAAATCCAAATAAAATATACGCAGCAAGAGTTGCCTATATTGAGTCAGATAGTAAACTATTCACAGATCGTGCATTAAATACATCTGATTCAGCGCTCTCCATAACTGCAAATAGCAGTACAAAAACTGTAACAAAAGCGCACTATACTCCTGATCCTATCGAAGATGG